TCAAATTTTATTTATAGCTTCAAGCTTATTCGGCAAGTCAACATGTGTATATACTATCTGTGTCACGTTTTGCCCCTTATGGCCAACTATTTGCTGTATTATTCTTTCGTCAACTCCGGCTTCAGTCAAAAGGGAGATACAAGTGTGTCTTGTACAGTGCGGAGTATATTTAAGTGACAGAGCATCCATGATCGGCTTCCAATATGAGTCATAAAAGTTTCTGTAGATAAAATGCTTGCCCTCAGGCGTACATATAAGATAATCACTTTTCTTTGATATCCAGGACTCAAAGAAAGGCACTATCTTTTCAGCTATAGGTACTTCCCTGATACCTGCAGATGTCTTGGATTCTTTTACATAGAACCACCGATCATCAATATGTACATCTTCTTTCTTCAAATCCAGCAGTTCACCAATCCTTAGGCCTGTATATATAAGCATGAGTGCAACAGATATATACTCATTGGAGTCTGAAACATTCCAAAGTGATCTGATAGCGTTCTTACTGAAAGGCTTACGATCATAAGCATTCGGATTGCCGGCACTATTGATATCAACATATTTGATAATCTCTCTTTTATCCGGGGTAATAATCTCATGTACCACTGCATAGTCCCACATCAAAGACCATAAGTTTCTAAGATTTCGTAGTGTAGGTGTGTTCTTTCCGGACTGATCCACTACAGCCTGCAGGTGACTAAGCTTAATATCTTTAAAGACCATATTATATAATGCGGAGCATATAGAGTATGCAGCCTTATATCCGTTCGCATTCTTTATAGTTTCATAGTGCTTATCGGACCACTTGTCATACACTTCCTTAAATGTAATCGTATCAGCCTTTAAATCATAAGGATTCTCATTGTATGCGGTGAGAGCAGATAAGGCTTCAGCTCTGGTAGAATAGTAACCTATAAATTGATAGATCGGGTGGCACTGCATAGTATCCTCTATAGTTTTCCAGCCTACAGTTTTCCTTGCAGCCCAGGGCTTTCTTCTTTTTCCGGACAGCTTATATACCGATCCGAAAGAGTTGGGTAGTCTCATAAACTTTCCTTTCTTTAAAAATGAGTACAAAAATAACAGCCATTGCAAAAATGGCTGCTATTATGGTACAATATAACTTGTTGAGGGCATATTGTTGAAAGCAACAGCTTGCAATAGTATGTATTAGAGTCATCCGGCACTTAGTGTAGGGTGGCTCTTTATTATTTGGATTAGAATAACAATATCATACGACGTAAACAATTATTAAATTGTCTTTAGAATCCTAGAAACTTATCGGTCAATGATTATTCCACCAATTCTAGGAACAGTTTGTTTAGTACCTAATGTCGATATATATTGATCCAGCAAATAAAATTGTCCATATACAGTTACATTATCATCTTCTATAAATCGGGGTTCGTTCTCGTGTCTATTATAGACTACTTGAATTATTCCATTTTCTTTGCCGGTATCCAATAAAAATTTTGTTGATGAGGAATTAGGATCTTGTTCTATGACTTGTAGGATTTTTCCACTATATTTTAAATTATTATATTTATAGTTATTGGGATTTCTTAGAAGCTCGCTTATTTCTAAGTCCTTACATTCATTTTTGTATTGTGACTTTATATTAGATAAGTCGTAGGAGTCTTCTACAGAAAGCACCTTGTTAATATCTGAAAAAGCTATTGATCCATCCTTATACACACCTAACTTGAATATTAAAGTTGTACCGGTGGTAGCAGATTGTATAAGCTCTTTGCCGTCCGAAACATCCTTGGTCCACACTGTACAATTTATCTTAGGAGAAAATGTATCATTATTGTCATATATCCAAGCATCAAATTTTATGCCATTATTAAGGCTATCCGGTATAACATTATCAAGTACGCATTTAATATATACTTGTTGGTTATTATATTTTCCGCTTTGAATTTCCGAGAAAGGAATCACAGTGGCATCTTCGGAAGAAGGCTCTGTAGTTGTATTTGTTGTAACTTCAGGAATTGCACTGGTTTCTGTAGATGATGAAACTAAGTTCTTTTCAGATTCTAAAGCCTCTTTTTCAGCGACTACAGATTCATACTCTTCTTTTGATACTGTTTGTGAACAAGCTGTTACGCTAAGCATGCCGAGTGCCATAATGATACAAAGTTTTTTCATGTTATTTTTCCCTTTCATAAATGCGATACTCACCTATACCTTTCCTAATACCTTACCTATTACTTGAATTTCTTTAAATTCTGCAGGTTTGATAGTTTTATAATTTTGATTATGTGATATAAGTCCGTTTTTTCCAAGTTCCTTTATATATACTTCAGAGCCGTTTATCATAAAAATGCCTACATCACCGATATCAAGTGAAGTCATCTTCTTAACATACACCTTATCACCGTCATAGAAAGTAGGTTCCATACTGTCACCGCTTACCTGTATGATAAAGTCCGCTCCGGGACAGAGTGGAGCTTGTACTGTTTCTATGTCTATATCAGTCATAAAAGAAGTAGCTCCGGCACTTGCACCGCAAAGCACATAAGGATACATACAGAGAGAAGTTATAGTCTTATAAGGTGTTTTCTCTTCTTGTATGATAGTAACACTTTTATTATCGGTAACTCTTTCATATTCCTTATCAAGTACCAATGTAACAAGCTCTTTACCGTGATCATCAAGATTGCGGTATTTTTTTAATATAATATCTTCAATATTGCTTGAATTATCATTGGTAGCCATATCATCTTGATATAAGTAATTTGCATCACATTTTAGTGCTGACAATATTTTGTACATCAATTCAATTTTTGGAACACTAACTTCATTCTCATAGTTTGCAATAGCTGATGCTGATACTCCAATTGCTTCTGCTAAATCAGCACGAGATAAGTTCAATTCAGCTCTTTTTTCTTTTATTCTCGATCCTATACTCAATAGAACGATCCTCCTTTCGTATAAAGAAAGTATAACAAAGTTGTTTGATAAGTCAATAGATATATTGCAAGTTTCTTGTAAAAAACTATTGACTTACAAAGAAACTTGTAATAACATAAGGATATCTACAAGAAACTTGTAAGAAAAGAGAAAGGAGAATAAAGCATGGGTGACTATGAAAAGATGTTGGACAACATAAGGTCAATTATAAATGACAAGGGAATGAAACATAGTGTAGTTGCAGAGCGAGCAGGTTTTACACCACAAGAGTTTAGCAACATGATGAATGGAAGGAAGACATTAAGGGCTGAGTATATACCGGATATAGCAAAAGCTATGAGGGTAGATCCTAATACAGTCTACTTTTATGAGGAGTACAAGAGAGAGGATAGAGCAAGTTAGAAGAGAAAATGGAGTTCACGAAAGAGTATAAAGAGATATTGTCAGGTGGTCAGGAAATGACTGTAAAGATTACAGCAACTATAGAGGGAAAGATTGCTGATATAAAGGAACCTTTGCATATAGTTGCTGAAATACCAAGAAGATTTGCACCTAATTTTTATTTGGCACTTGCCGATAGATTATCAGAAAAAAACAGATATGCAAGTTAGGAGAGCGGATATTGAAAAATTATAAAGAACAAGAGGAGTTATTGGCACACCAGTTTATAAAAAGAGATGGTTTTGAGAAAACAGCTGTTTTTATGATGAATCTATTTGGTCTGATTGTAGACACAATGAGAAAGAAAGAACGCTTCAATATCGTTATTCAATATGATACTGAAGCGATAAATGTAAATATTGATTATCTTGATAAGGCTACAAACGTGTCAAATGTAAATTCTTAGGTAGAAAAGTTAGGAGGAAGTATGGCGATAGTATCAACACCTATAAATATTGAAATGAGATTAACTACATTGACAGAGCTGGAAGATGCATTGAAGCAAATAGAAACTTTAAAAAAGAACAACCCTAATCAGGATATGAAATTCGAGATTAGAGTTGCCCCGGGAACTCTTGAAAAAGAAATTCAAGAGCTGAAAAAAGATGTTAATTTTCTGATGTTTCAGTCTACTTTATTTAAGGAATTCAAGAGAGAGGATAGGGCAAGTTAGGAGGTCTAATGGCGACAAAGAAAGTTATAGAGAAAATTACAGATCGTATAGAAATGTACTGCAACAAGAATATAGAGGATATATCTGTTAAAGAATTTTATGAATTTCATGATGATATTCGTATGTTGCAGTTTTTTCAGAGAAGAATAGGCGAGGATCTTGAAATAGCCGGAGTTGAGAGAATCAAGGGTAAGATACAGGATCGTATAGAAATGTACTGCAATAAGACTACAGAGGATATCTCCATTGAGGAATTTTATGAGTTCCATGAAGATATCCGAATGTTGCTTAGGTTTAAGTTAAACAATTAATAAAGCACTTAGAATGATTGTACAAAATCCCATTCGTTTATGTCGTTTGGAACATCGTCAAGTGTACCGTCAAGTGAATCCCATTCATAGCATCCGATAACATGACAATATACATCATCTGTAGCAGATTGTGGAGAGTGCCATGAGCCAAAGACATTGTCATTGAAAATTATGCCATATCTTCCGGTGTTTAACATGGCAATGTATATAGGCCCTATAGGACTATCATATTTCCACATGATTCATTTCTCCTTTCTAATTACTCGGCTGTGGAGAGCCTGTAAGAATAGTTTAGGAGATATATGGTTAAAAGTAAATTGATTGAGATAGAAAAAATAGGAGTGCATTTATGAGAGAACGAACATGAAAAGAGGTGAGACTTTGAATGATCTGAAAATTATAGAGCAGAGGGAAGTGTTAGGCAAAGAGTTCAAGATATATGGAGATTTTGAAAACCCTCTGTTCTTGGCCAAGGATGTTGCAAATTGGATTGAACATAGTGATATTTCAACAATGATGAGAACTGTAGATGATAATGAAAAGCTGCTACAAACATTGTTTGTGTCAGGTCAAAATCGTGAAATGTGGTTCTTGACTGAAGACGGACTGTATGAGGTCCTGATGCAGAGCAGAAAGCCGATAGCTAAGGAATTCAAGAGAGAAGTAAAACAGATACTTAAATCAATTCGCAAACATGGGTTATACGCTACAGAAGAGCTTCTTAATAATCCCGACTTTATGATAGCAGCGATGGAAGCGTTAAAAGAAGAAAAGAAAGCAAGAAAAGCACTTGAGGCAGAGAATGAGAAGCTTCAGCCTTTAGCACTATTTGCAAAGTCGGTATCGGCAAGTCACACGTCTATACTTGTTGGAGAACTTGCAAAATTGCTTAAGCAAAACGGGGTAAATATTGGACAAACAAGGTTGTTTGCGTGGCTTAGGGACAAGGGATATCTAATGAAATCCGGCAGCAGCAGAAATATGCCTACTCAAAGGGCAATGGAGCAGCAGCTTTTTGAAATTAAGGAGAGTAGTTATATAAATGCTGAAGGTGTCACCGTAGTCACCAAGACAACTAAAGTATCCGGGAAAGGTCAAGTCTACTTTGTGAATCTTTTCCTGGGAGAAAATAAGGGGTAATTATGAAAACAGACAATAGAATAATCCGAAACAATGGAACAGAGCTGATAAGGCTTATGCATAAAGCTATAAGTTGTTGCAGATGGAGAGCTAATTTCGCTCTGTCAAATGCAAGTGATTATAGAAAATGGAAAGAAAAGAAGAAAGCATTGGAAGATGCATTAGAGATAGCGAAAGAAATTAGAAATGCGATCTAAGGAGTTATTGAATGACAATAAATGAAGCGGAAGAAATATTTAAGTCTAACAATGATTTTCAAAAGACAGTAATGGAGAGCAGGATACCTGCATACGTTCTGTTTATGCATTTTCTAAAAAGAGGCTTAATAAATAAGCATAGTCATATAGAGTTTGCATCTGAAAGTATGAAAAAAGGAGTTGCAGCAGAAGAGTTGTTTCAAAAGCTTGTACCGAAAGCGGTTGATATAAACAGCAACTTTAAAATGAACAATCCCACATATGACTTTGTGTACGACGGACTGACAATAGATGTTAAGTATAGTTCTTTTTTAACAAGGAACGGTAATGAGTATTGGGGTTTTAGAAATTCTGAAGCCGATATAATAGTTGCCTTTTTAGAGCGAAAAAAGGGAAGCGAGCTGAACAATCCTTACATCCTTTTTATACCGACAAGGATAATAGCAAACAAGAACTTTCATATAACAAGGAACGGCAATTATTTTAGCAGCTTTAGAATACCGGAAAGTAAATGCTCGGAAATGCTGCAATATTATGCAACGCTTAAAGACATGGGGATGCTTAGTGTAGCTATATAGCTATATAAAAGGCTGTTTTGGATCAGGGAAACAGAAACAATGTGAGGAAAGAAGGATGAAAGGAATAAATGCCGAGGGAGTTTACAAAGGATGACTTACTGAAAGATTATTACAAGGAATGGATTTATGTATATAAAGAAGGTGCTATCAAAGAGTGTACATTATCAAAGTACAAAATGAGTCTTTTCTGGGTTGAGAAGATAGCTCCTGATCTGAAGTTATGTAATGTTTCAAGAGTAACTTACCAGCAGATCATCAATGAATATGCAAAAGAACATGAGAGAAATACCACTATGGACTTTCATCACCAATTAAAGGGATGTGTCTTGGATGCGGTTGATGAGGGCTTTATACCGAGAGATCCGACAAGAAAGGTCATAATAAAAGGAAAATTGCCGGGTAGTAAGAAGATAAAGTACTTGAACCAATTTGAGTTACAAACTCTTTTAAAAAGTTTGAAACTTGGAGAAGAGGTAAGTTGGGACTGGTTTATTCTGCTTCTTGCAAAAACCGGAATGAGATTTTCTGAAGGTTTGGGAATTACACCAAGGGATTTTGACTTTGCACATCAGACATTAAGTATAAACAAGACATGGAATTATAAAGAGGGTGGTGGATTTACAACCACAAAGAACAAATCATCGGTAAGAAATATACAGTTGGATTGGCAGTTGATAATGCAGTTTGCAAACCTTGTAAAAGGCCTGCCTGAAGATGAGCCTATATTCGTAAAGAAAGATATGAATGTATATAACTCTACAGTAAATGACTTGTTACTCAGATATTGTAAAAAGTTGGATATACCGGTGATTGCGGTACATGGATTACGCCATACACACGCTTCTATTTTGTTATATGCCGGTGTATCCATTGCCAGTGTGGCAAGAAGGCTGGGACATGCAAGTATAACCACAACACAAAAGACTTATCTGCATGTTATTCAAGAGTTGGCAAGTCAGGACATAGATATCGTAATGAGATCATTATCCAACTTGGTATAAGGATAGTAAAAATGGAGCAAGTATATGAGAAGTGGCAACGAAAATAGGATATCGGTAGAACAGGCTGCAAAACTTCTTGGAGCATCGCCACAGTTCATAAGGATTGGGCTGCAGCAGGGGATGCTTGATTTTGGCATGGCTGTGAAGATGTCAAGAAATTGGACATATGTCATTACCAAGCAGAAGTTTGAGGAAAAAACGGGAATAAAAGTAGATTAAAAGTTGGAATAGTAAAGAGGGTAAGAGCAAGGAGTAAAAGATGGAAAGAAAAGAAAAAATAGAAGTACCTGAGGTATTTGATGATAACAGTGGTGAAAGCAAGTTTGTGCTTATAGAAAGAGCTACGCTGGATCGGCTTGTAGAGTGCAGCGAAAAGATTGAGACTGCAAGAGTTATCTTTGAAAGAGTAACGATAGGCGCTGCAGTATTGGTGGCCGGGGTGATTATGGGGATGCTGTGGCTATGAGTAGTAAAAGGATAAAAACTAAAAGTAGGCTATGGACAGAGGAAGAACTTGAAATCTTATTGGACATGATGAAACAGGGCACTAAATTAGGCGTAATTGCTGAACGCCTAAATCGTAGCTATGGAAGTGTTCAGAACAAAGTTAAATATATGGGGAAAGACATATGGGATAAGAGTAAATGGAATGAATATATATCTACCAGACCATACAATTATTGGACTTATGAAGAGTTACGTGAAGTAAAACTTGTTTTGGATTGCGGTGGGACAATGGCGGAAGCGGCAAAAAAGACATCACATAACAGAGCTTGCATTTCTCACAAAATAAATATAATGGGCATGGACTTCTGGGAGGAGAGAAATTGGGACAGGTATGTAGTTGGGTAGATGATACTTATAAGATTGAAGAATTGAAGAAGACCGCAAGGTCTGTAACTAAAGGAACAATATTGAAAAAGTATATCGGAAGTGTATGGCATCAGATCAATGAAACGAAAGGTTACGAAAGTCAGTTCTATATAGCGAATGTAACTGACAGAGGGCATCATGATGAATTCGATAATGTGCCGGTATTCATAACTAAGATGGATAGAGAGTTTAGAGATGCATTTGACAGAAACAGCAAGTTCTAAATTGAATAATATAAAAAATGAGCCTGTTTTTAACGCAGGCTCAAAATGCTAAAAAGCATTCCTTTTCACTAATATTCTATGCTTTTTGGTCTAAGAAGTCAAGAAAAATGTGGGGTAAATCCCCATTTCACTGCTTGATTAAAATATTAAAGTTACGACTAAGGGGTATAGAAAAATGTACGTGAAAAAAACTTATAACTTAGGAAAGCATAAAGACATAATAGAGGTTCATAATTTTTATCCCGGCAATTACGGAGCACCCGGAAAAAAGAGAGAGAAAAAAGAGAAGGCATCTCCGGAGGTGATAAAAAAACAGAACCACGCAAATAGAGTAAGAAAAGTACAAAGATTGATATTGGGTAATTTCAAGGCAGGGGATTGGCATATAGTTCTCAAATACAAGAAGGAAATGCGACCTGATAACTTCAAAGAAGCAAAGGAGCAGTTGAGTACATTTTTTAAAAAGGTGAGACTGGAGCTGAAAAAGTACTCAATAAGTTTCAAGTATATAGGAGTTACTGAGATGGGTAAGAAGGGTAATGCCTTACATCATCACATCATAGTTGAAAACATCACTGATCCTGTAAATATGTTGAAACTTATAAGAAAGTATTGGATATATGGCCACATTGCTCTGACTGATCTATACGAGGAAGGAGCGTATCAGAGATTGGCCGAATACATAGTGAAAGCTGAGACAAAAGATCCTGAAGGCAAGTCTAGTTACAAGCGCAGCAGAGGTAATCTGATAGAGCCACAGGCAGAAAGCAAGATAATGCTTAGGAAGTCATGGCCAAAAGAACCGAAGGCAAAGAAGGGATATTACATAATAGCCGACAGTGTAGTATCAGGTGAGAATCCTGTTACAGGTTATCCGTATCAGAGATATATGATGCAAAGACTGCCTAAAGTCGGAGCTATAGAAAGAGAGGAGAAAGCGTGGAGACAGAATGTAGAGTCAATATTTACATAACCACATCAATAAGAGGGCCTGCAAAGAGAAACGGTGGTTATGGCTATGTAATAGAATTTATTAAAAAAGATGGTAGTCCGATTACCAGGAGTGGAGTTGGCTATGAGATAAAAGCTACAGAAAACAAACTTGTACTGATGGCGTTAAAAGCGGCACTCAAAAGACTTACCAAAAGATGCTCGGCCTTAGTATTCGCTAAGTGTGACTATGTTTTGAACAGCTATAAAAACGGATGGATTTTTGAGTGGAAAAAGAATGATTGGACTAATGCAAGAGGTGTGAAGCTTAGTAATTGGGAGCTTTGGAGGGATATATCGGAGTTATCCACATTACATGATATATCTTTTGCGAGTTCCGGAACTACAAATCCTTATGAAATGTGGATAAGTGACAGTATAAGAAAGGTGGAGCATGAAAACTGAGAAAGACTTAATAAATACTAAACGGTAAGTAAGCAATATGCTGAGATCGAGAGAGTAGAAGTGGAACTTAGGGAAATATAGTAATTTAATTTGATTTATTTTGAGATTAAGGAGTTAAGCGAATGAGTATAACAAGAATAGAGCTTTTGGATTTAGCAAATGAATGTGTATGTGGTGACAGAAACTTGCAGTATGGAGAGCCGGAGGATAATTTTTCGAGAGTAGCAACACTTTGGAATGCGTATCTTGGGAAAATGTATGTGACATCATACGACGTAGCTGTGATGATGTGTCTTTTCAAGATTGCAAGGTTACAAAGCAGTGCATTTGAAAGTGTCGACAGTTGGGTGGATCTGATAGGATATGCCGCATGTGGCGGTGAAATAGCTTTGAGGGGTAAGGAAGATGAGAAATAACTTAAAGCATAATTCTGAAGGTTATGTGGACAGTACAGCTTACAAGGCAATAAAGTCTGTGAGTGCGGAAGAAAAGAAGTCGGCCATACAGTCTGAACATGACAAACTGATACAGCATTTGAAATATGTGATAGAACTTTCAGGCTTCCGACTATCTGAAAGAATAAAGCTTGTGCATAGAGGAAGTGGTAGAAAGTTTGAGTAAGGAAGTGTATGGAAGTGGATTATAAACAGGAAATAATAAAAAAGATAAGAGAAATGTCAAAGTACTACTCAGCGCATCAGGTCTTCCGTGACTGGATAGAAGTATATGCTTTAGCGATAGCAAATGCCTGTGAACCTGAAGGTACAGTAGTCTGGAATAAAAGGGAGCAGCAGTACTTAAATACAATAAATAAATATCAGGCCGCAGAAGTGGACGGTTTTGCAGAGCTTGGAGGCATGCTTACATTAGCGCTCGAAGAAGACATGTCGGATATTTTAGGAAGTGTATATATGGGCATAGAGACTGGCAACAAAGCCACAGGGCAGTTCTTTACACCTGACAATATAAGTCAGCTGGTAGCAAGATTGATGGATGATAAAGTGGTATCAAAGGATATGCCTATAAAGCTGCATGAGCCTGCATGTGGCAGCAGCGGGATGATTATTGCATATGCTAAGGTTTTGAAAGATAAGGACATAGATTATCAAAGGCTTCTTGATATAAAAGCTTCCGATATAGATTTTGCATGTGTATATATGAGTTACATACAGCTGTCACTGCTTGGAATTAAGGCGGTTATTGCAAGACAGGACAGCTTGCTTTGGGAAAAAGTTCCACAGGAGCATATATTTGTAACTCCGGCAAAGAAAGGATTACTGCTATGAAAAATGAACTTATAGACAAAATAATTTTGGGATTAGCAGCAGATATTGATCTAACTGTAAATGAGCTGAAATCAAGATTGTATATGGCCTTAAAAGATTACAATGTGGGTCCAGAGAATACAGAGATTGTAGTAAGAGGAATTAACAGAAATGAGATGCTTTTTAAAAAATTTATTGTCACCAAAAAAATACAAGGATTAACAGAGCAAACAATATTTAGATATTCTGTTGAAATACCAAAGGTACTTGAGAAAATAGGTAAACCTGCAGAGGAAATAACATCTGATGATATCTTGTATTACTTGGCCGTGCGTGAATGCAGAGATAAAGTAAGCAAAACCACATGTAAAAACGAGTTGAGATGCTTAAGTACATTTTTAGGATATTTATTTCTTGAAGGAATAATACCGACTAATCCGGTTTTAAAGATTGGGACAATAAAGTTGGAAAAAAAGCAGATGAAAGCTTTTACAGATGTAGATATAGCAAAAATAAAGCAAAGTTGTAAAAACTTAAAAGAAACGGCAGTTGTTGAGATGTTGCTTAGTACAGGATGCAGGGCTACAGAACTTGTAAATATAAAACAAAGTGAGATACAAGGAAACAAGGTGGTCGTAAATGGCAAAGGAAATAAGGAAAGAATTGTCTACCTTAATGCTACAGCAATGTTAGCTGTAGATAAATACATGAAAAGTCTGCCGGATACAATCAATCAATATTTGTTTCCCAAAATGAAAAGCATAGACAAGTTGGTAAAACAAGGAATACATCAAAAAGAAATGTATTTGGATCCACGAAATATTGACGGTGATGAGCATATGTCTAGAGATGCACTAAGACAATACTGCGCAAAGATAGGAAAAAGAGCTGGAGTTGAAGATGTTCATCCACATAGGTTTAGAAGAACTTGTGCAACAATGGCCTTAAAAAGAGGAATGCCTATAGAACAAGTTAGTAAAATGCTTGGACACGAGAAAATATCTACTACACAAATATACTTAGATCTAAATGAAAGGGATTTGGAATTAGCACACGAAAAGTATGTTGTGTAATGAAAGGCAATAAGAATATGAAAGACGAGTTGATATCTAAGATAGTCATGGAGTTGGCAGCAGATGTTGATATAGATGCTGGAGAGCTTAAATCTAAGCTATATATGATTATGCACGGATACAGTATCAAGCTTGAAAATACAGACTTAGTTATAAGAGAAGAGAACAAAAATGAATGGTATTTTAAAAAATTTATAATGACAAAGACTGTGCAAGGATTATCTGAAAAGACATTGGCGCAGTATTCAGCTGAAATACCAAGGATGTTAAACGCAATAGGAAAATCCGCAGAAGATGTAAGCTCAGACGATATATTATATTACCTTGCTGTAAGGGAGCATAGAGATAAAGTATCTAAAGTAACTGTATCAAACAATCTTAGATACCTGAGAACATTTTTTGAATTTCTAACAGTTGAAGGAATAATACCTAGTAATCCTGTAAGAAAAATTGGAAGTATAAAGTTGGAAAAGAAGCAGAAAAAAGCTTTTACAGATGTTGAAGTGCTTAAATTAAGGCAAGGATGTAAGACAGTGAGTGAAAGGCTTATTGTTGACATGCTACTAAGTACTGGTTGTAGAGTTTCAGAACTTGTATCTATAAAAGTTGAAGATATAGAAGGCAGAAGAATAACTGTTTTAGGTAAAGGTAATAAAGAGAGAATAGTTTACCTTAATGCGCAGGCCCGCCTTACGCTTGATGAACATATGAGAGACATTAATACAATAATAAATCCTTATATATTACCAAGCACAAGATATATAAACAGCAAAGAGCATATGAGTAGTGGAGCAGTAGAAAGCTTTTGCAGAAGACTTGGTGAAAGAGTTGGAGTTAGAAATGTTCACCCTCACAGATTCAGGAGAACTTGTGCAACAATGGCCTTAAAAAGGGGTATGCCTGTAGAACAAGTAAGTAAGATGCTAGGACATGAAGAACTTACAACAACTCAAATTTACTTAGATCTTGATGAGAGAAGCTTGGAAATAGCACACGAAAAGTATGTTGTGTAATGATCTTAAATATACCGGGAATAAAGCTGAAAGGAGGTACTTGTGAAAGACGAGGTAGTATCAAAAATAATACTTGCGATAGCAGACGAGAGTGAAGTTGAAATGGAGAAGTTGAGATCAAAACTGTACCTTGCGGTTAGAGGATATAGCTTCAGTCTAAAAAACACAGAACTTGTCCTGAGAGAAGAAAATAAAAATGATTGGTTTTTTCAAAAATTCATAATGGCGAAAACTGTAAGGGGATGTTCTGAAAGAACTATAGATAAATACACGCATGATATTTCAAGAATATTAAAACACATAAACAAGTCTGCAGACGAGATTACATCTGATGATATTTTGTATTACATAGCCATCAGGGAAAAAAGAGATAATCTTAGCAAGGTAACATTAAATAGTGAGTTGAGGGCGTTTAGTTCTTTCTTGTCATACTTATTCCTTGAAGGGCTTATACCACGTAATGCTGTTAAGCAAGTAGGTAAGTTAAAGGAAGAGAAAAAACAGAAAAAAGCATTTACAGAACTTGAAGTGGCAAAGCTGAAGAATGCATGTGAAACCGTGAAAGAGAAAGCTGTTATAGAAATGCTCTTTAGTACAGGCTGTAGAGCCACAGAGTTGGCAAGTATAAAGATGGTGAATATTGATAATAATAGGATCGTTATCCAAGGGAAAGGGAACAAAGAAAGGACAGTATATTTAAATGCTACAGCAATGTTAGCATTAGAAGGATACCGACAAGAAAAACCGAAGCTTAAAAACCCTTATCTTTTTCCGAAGATGAAGCCTTTCAGTCAGGTAAGTAAGAAAGGAATAAGTAGAGGAAAATATTGGATGAGAGCTGAAAACTTTGAAAAAGATGGACATATGAGTACTAATACAGTTCAGGCAATATGTAAAAATGTTGGTGCAAGAGCAGAGGTTGAAGATGTTCATCCGCATAGGTTTAGAAGAACTTGTGCAACAATGGCACTAAAAAGAGGAATGCCTATAGAACAAGTTAGTAAAATGCTTGGACACGAAGAAATATCAACAACGCAAATATATCTAGATCTAAATGAAAGAGATTTGGAGATGGCGCACGAAAAATATGTTGTGTAGACGGAAAATAAAAGTATGAAAAGCAATACAATATGGAAACCAAACAAAGAAAAGTTAAAGGAGAAACAAATGAAGAATACATTAGTTGATTTAAACAATTACTTATTTGAGTCAATAGAAAGGATTACGGATGATGATCTCACTGATGAGCAGTTAGAAAAGGAAATAAAGCGAAGTGATGCGGTACAGAAAATAGCGAAGACGATTATAGAGAATGGCCATCTTGCACTTAGTGCTAGAAAACATATTGATGATCAAGGTGGAGGACAAAAAGTTGACCTGCCCATGCTTGGAATTACTTCGGAGAACAAATGATAAAATACACACAAGAGGAAAAAGCATTCCTGATAGAATATATTCCCGGGAGAATTGCATCAGAAGTTGTTGAAGAGTTTATTAAAAAATTCGGAAAAGCTATAAGTATAAGTCAGATAAGAAGTTTCAGAAAAAATAATAAGATAAATTGCGGAAGAGATACAAGATTTAAAAAGGGATCTGTACCGGCCAACAAAGGTAAAAGGCTGAGTCCGGAAGTTTACGAGAAACTAAGTAAGACAATGTTTAAAAAAGGCCATAGCCCACAAAACTACAGGCCGGTAGGTAGTGAGAGAGTAAATGTTGATGGCTATATTGAAATAAAAGTTAAAGATCCGAATAAGTGGGACCTTAAACACAGAGTGATATGGGAAGAGCATAACGGAGAAATACCACAAGGTAAGTTAGTGATATTTAGAGATAATAATCCTTTGAATTGTAATATAGATAATTTGCTACTCATCAGTAAAGGTGAAAACATGAAGATGAATAGCATTGGTGCCTGTGCATATAAAGGACTGGAAAAAGAGGTTTTATTAAATACTATAAGGCTAAAAAATGCCATTAAGAGTAAGTTGAATAAATAAGGAGGAAAATATGTTGGTTGAGATATTGCCGGATAAAGATATTGAGGAGTTTGAAAAGTTTGGGTTTAAGCAATGTGCAAATGATAATGAATGTTATTACTTGTGTATAGAGAAAGATAAGGCCGTATTTTTCGTAGATGAATCCGATTTTAATATAGAAATTTGGGAAGAAGATGACAGTCGCATACATAAAGAGCCGGATCTTAGTTTTACTGCAGGGTATACATATTTGGAAGTGCTTTACAGATTGCTGGAAGATGGTCTGCTTAAAATTGACTGAGGCAAAAATATGATTGAAGATATAGCAAAAAGAATTTTAAAATATTATGGTACTCCGCATCAAAAGGCTAAAACAATAGAAGAGTTAGCAGAGCTGATTGTAGCGTTACAAAAAGACTTGTTGTCATGTAAAAAAGAATTATCAAGAGAAACACTTGAGGAAGTAGCTGATGTTCAAATTATGTTGATGCAGCTCTTGGATAAAGATGATGATAAAAAGGCAGTAAATGATTTAATACTTTACAAATTAGAAAGACAGATACAGAGAATTGAGAAGGAGAAGGAATGAACAGAGTAATATTGATGGGGAGACTAACAAGAGATCCTGAAGTGAGATATACAAGTGGTGAGAATTCAATGGCGGTAGCAAGATATACTTTGGCTATTGATAGAGCTATAAAGAAGCAGGGAGAACAATCAGCTGATTTTATAAACTGTGTAGCCTTCTCAAAGGCAGCAGAATTCGCAGAGAAGTATTTTAGGCAGGGCATGAGAGTGTTGGTATCAGGAAGACTGCAGACAGGCAACTATACGAACAAAGATGGACAAAAGGTATATACAACAGATGTAATATTAGATAGCCAAGAGTTTGCAGACAGCAAGGGTGAGAATGCTAAGGGAATGAGTAATCATAATAGCTCCGGAATAGATTCAGATGGATTTATGAACATTCCGGATGGTGTTGATGACGAGGGACTGCCGTTCAACTAATGTTGCAAGAAGGAGAATAACATGTTTATAAAGCAATCGGTATTTGAAAAGCAAATAAAGAAATCATATAAGTATCACGCATTAAGAATATATAAAAGTATAGGTGATGATTTGGTCATAGATACTCCCTCTTGGACACTTGCTATACACAAGGATTTTATAAGTAAAGAGGTCAAGGGGGCTCTAGTTAAATTGGTTGGTGATTTGCCGGAACGAACAGAATCGATTTTATATGGAGAAGGAGCAGGTCAACAATATGAGATGAATACCATGGTAGATATATCTATATTGAATAATGATTACACAGAAGATCGTGGATATAGTCAGTATTTTGTTTCTAGTTTAACTATAGAAAAGATATATAGAGTTATTCAATCAGAAGGCAACGATAATACAATAAGGCTGTATAATCAAGAACATTTAAATATGATAGCAAGAAATTTGGTAGATACAAAGGCTGGAGAAACAGGAGTTGAAGGTCCAATAAGCAATGATGAAGGTTCAAGTCTCAGGTGGTATACAAATGCCGGTACTTTGGAAATAAAACGTGATATTTCCGAAAATTACACAAATGAGTTATTAGAATTGCTTAAGACAATAAAACTTGAAAGATATGAGGAATAGATATGGCAATTCAAAAAGATATAGTAATCAACAGGAAACAATACCAGTCCATCAAAAAGATGGATCATAATCAGATGAACTTGTATATACAAAGCATTTATAAAAGCGCTTTTGAAGATGGCAAGGCAGCAGTACCGGGAATGGATATAAAATGTATTGATGCAGTGCTGAAAAATATAAAGGGTATTGGAGAAAAGCGTGCAGCAGAAATAGTAAAAGCTCTTGAAGTAGAATTGTCCAAAGAGGGTAAGTGATATATGAATACTTTGTTGTAGGGAGGTGATGCAATATGAATTCAGCAAAGGCAGAATTGATGGAAGTAAGAAGGCTTTGCCTAAAAATCTATCAATTGACGAGGGAGAAAGAAGCTTTATTGGGAATTACAAAAAAGATAAGCTCAAATGAAAGAGTACAGACATCTGCCGGGAATGGAGGAATAGAGGCTGTAGTGGTGGAACGTGAAAGAATACAAAAGAATATTGACAAGACTGTCAGTCTATACATGAATAAGAGACAGCAGATAATAGATAGAATACATAGAACTGATAAAGAAGCATATATACAAGTTCTTTACAAAAGATACATAGAGGGAAAGAAATATGAAGAAATGAAGAGAGAGATGCATTATGAGGTGTCGTATTTAAAAAAAATACATTGTAAAGCACTGAATGCTTATACAAATGTTATGGATAAGGAATAGCGACATAGGCAGCAGGTGAGAAAAGTTGTCCCACTTTTGTCCAAAATTTTGTGCTACAATGTTAGAGTAACAAGAACAAATGTGATTGTTCCTACTTTTTCATATGTAACTCCTGAAGAGCTCTCATTATATGAGGGCTCTTTTGCTGTACAATTGTAAGAATAATTGAAATATTTATATGAGAAGATAGAAAACAGTCAGAGAAAAGGCCTAAGGTACTTCCTAGGGGGTATCCCCTATGCGGGGCAAAGAGGCGCAGTCAATTTGGCTTTAAAAAATGCAAAAAAAATGGGATTTCCTTCCCTTGGAAAGGAGGGGTGATGGTGGCTGATGACAGTTAATCAAAAGGAGCTGGCGGAGTGTCTTGGAGTAGAGCCAAGGACTATAAGAGATTTGACTAAGAAATGTGGAATATTTGAAAGAAATGAGTCTGGAAAATACGAGTTAAGTACATGTATAAAAGAGTATATTGATTATAAATTGGATTTGGACTCTAACAGAACAAAAGGCTTGAATTTAGAGGCTTTAAAGGCAAGACATGAAGAAATAAAGATACAGATGAGTATAGAAAAACTCAAAGAGTATAAGGCTGAAACTCACAGATCAGAGGATGTGGAAGAGTTCCTGTCAAATATGCTTGTAAGTTTCAAAAATAAGCTGTCAACATTGCCCTCAAAATTGGCTATGGAGATAATGGGAGAGACCGATACCAATGCTGCAATAAAGAAGGTAGAAGAGGAAATAGACATGGCTTTGAATGAACTTTCCGGATACGATCCGAACAAGATTAGCAGGAAAAGAAAAAATGTTGAATTGGATGAAGATTCGGAAGAAATAGAGGAAGAAAATGACATCAAGAGAGAAAACAAGAAGGTTGTTTCAAAAAGTAATAAGCGAAACACTAAAACCTCAAAATCCACTAAGCGTAAGCCAGTGGGCAGAAAGGTACAGGGTACTTGATTCCAACTCCAACTTAGCCGGCAAGTGGTCCAATGATGTTACTCCATACCTTGTAGGGATAATGGATGCTTTTAATGATGTAAATATCAGAAAAATATTCTTTTGTAAAGCCAGCCAGATAGGCGGAACCAGCGCAATGGTAAATATGATTATGTATATCATTATGCAGACTCCGGCACCAACGATGATAGTTTATCCAAGTGACGATCTGGCCAAGAATATATCCAATGACAACTTAAAGCCTGCATTCAGACTTGTGCCGGAAATAAAGAAGATGTTCAAAGAGACAAAATCAAAGGAGCTGGAGCTTAGGTTTACTCATATGCCTATATATCTTACCGGAGCAGGCTCTCCAAGTAAGTTGGCTTCTAAACCTATAAAATATCTTTTCTTTGATGAGATAGATAAAATGGGTGGTGCTACCAAGAAAGAGGCAAGTCCTTATAATTTGGCACTGGAGAGAACGAAAACCTTCAGGCCGACTGAAAAGGTATTTGCTGCAAGCACTCCTACTATCAAGAGTAATTATATCTGGGAATTACATGATGGAGCAGACGAGGTAAAACATTATTTTGTACAGTGTCCACACTGTGGAGAGTGGATAGAGTTTGTGTTTGATCAGATAAAGTTCTGTAAAGATGATGAAAAGAAGATGAGCAACTACGAAAGGGCGCAGACTGCAAAGTATGTATGCCAGGAATGTGGCTGTTTCATCACAGATTCAGACAAAATGAAGATGCTTAGAAGCGGTGAGTGGAGAGTTGTGAAGAAGAGAGGTAACGGAGTAACTGCAAAGAGTGTAGGATTTTGGATAAGCTCTCTTTACTCAGTATTTCTTAAGTGGTCAGACATAGTGGAAGAGTTCTTGGATAGCTATAAAGATCCTGAAAAACTACAAAACTTTACTAATTCATGGCTTGGAGAAGCATGGGAAGACACTAGAATTGCAACAAGTAATAAGCTTGTACTACAAAGGCAAACTGACTTGGAAGAGTTTGTGGTTCCGGAGTGGGCGAGAATGCTTGTTGGCGGTGTGGATGTGCAGCAGGATTCTTTGTATTTTACTATCAGAGCATACGGAGCTTATACAACCAGTCAAAATATCACTCATGGCCAGGTAAGAAGTTTTGCAGATATTGAAAGAGTCATGAATGATACATATAAGCGTGAGGATGGAGTAGATATGGTAGTTGCCCTGTGCCTTATTGATAGTGGATACAGGCCTGATGATACATACGACTTTTGTATTGAAAACAGAGATTGGGCAATACCGGTAAAGGGCTCATCAAATCCTATGGACTCAAGATATAGATTTAATAGAGTGGATAAAAAGGGATATGGACTACAGTTGGTAGTATGTGATGGCGGAGCTTTTAAGGATTCTATTGCCGTCAGACTGCAGAAAGAAAATGGTCCGGGCTCTTTTATGGTATTTAAGGACTGTGATGAAAACTATGCTAATCAATTAAGTTCTGAACAAAAGGTTATGGTAAAGACATCTGCAGGCAATGTGATGAGGTGGGTACCAAAGCGCTCTCATATAGATAACCATTATCTTGACTGTGAAGTATATGCCATGTGTGCAGCAGAGATAATGGGAGTTAGAAATTTAAGGGAAAATGGTTATGAAGAAAAACAAGAAGAAACAAGTAATCATGAGGATAATACAAATTCTGATTGGATTACAGGTGGAAATAAAGGAGGTTGGTTGTGATGGATAGACCGATGACAAATGAGGAGCAACTTATAGAGATTGACAATGCAATATCATCAATACTAAGAACCGGTCAGAGCTATAAGATAGGATCTAGGACTCTTACAAGAGCAGACCTTGGTACACTTAGAGCAATGAGAAAAGAATTGTTGATTGCTTCGGAAGACAATGGAACGGATTTATTTGGCAATACTTTTGTGGCTATATTTGACAGGAGGTAGAAATGAATTGGCTTGATAATATAATTGGGTTTTTCTCTCCGGCATGGGCATATAAAAGGCAGGCATTCCGTACAGGCCTAGATGAAATAAGATCAGGATATTATGACAGTGCTGATTCGTCCAGGATGAATAGAAATTGGGCTACAAACAACGCACCAGCAGTAATGACGGATAGCTTTTCAAGGGATAACATAAGAGCCAGGGCAAGAGACCTTGAGAGAAATTCAGATATTATGAATGCAATACTTAGTGCATATAACAGAAATGTGGTAGGTGAAGGATTTACTTTACAGGCAAGGACTGACAATGAAGAACTTAATAATAAGATTGAGGAGCTGTGGAGAATATGGACTAAGAAAAAGAACTGTGACATCTCTAAGAATCAAAATCTGATCCAGATGCTTAGGATGATTGAGAGAAGAAAGAGGGTAGATGGTGGAGTTCTTATACAAAAATGCTATACAGATGATGGAGTGTTGCCACTGAAACTTTCCTGCCTTGAGGTTGATGAGATAGATAAAGATGTTATGAGTCCGCACTATGAGGGAAACAAAGTGGTTGACGGTGTAGAAGTAAATGAGTATGGAGCAGCTGTAGGGTACCATATCAGACGATATAGTAAGGATGGATATTTACTGGAAGAGCCACATTTTGTAAAAGCTGAAGATATGATATTTGTGTTCTCAAAGACAAGGCCCTCTCAAGTAAGAGAGATGAGTGATTTAAATCCTACATTGCTTAGGGTAAGAGACATTACCGAGTTTATGACTGCAGTATCGGTGAAGCAAAGGATTGAAGCTTGTATGTCTGTATTTATCAAAAAGGGAGCAGCGGATGAGCTTGGAAGAGGTATAGTAAAGTCAAACAATCAAGCCGGATATGACGGAAAGCTGTTATCTCCGGGAATGATTAAGGTATTAAATCCGGGAGAAAGTATAGATGTTGTTAATCCAAACGGTCAGGCAGCAGATGCGACCTCTTATATAAAGCTTCAAAATCAGTTGCTTGGAGCAGGACAAGGACTCAGTTATGAGGCTACTACAAGAGATATGAGTCAAACAAATTACTCAAGTGCAAGGCAAGGCTTGATAGAGGATAACCTTACATATGCAGAGGATAGACAACTCTTAGGTGACTTGGTAGATGAAATATATGAGGCTTTTATTACTTGTGCAGTGTTATCTAAACAGCTTGATATACCTGATTTTTTAGATAATAAAGAAAAGTATTTTAAACATGAGTGGATTCAAGCCGGTAGAAGGTGGATAGATCCGCTTAAAGAAGCAAGTGCTATGAGGCTTGGAATGGCAAGTGGCCAGAAAACATTTAAGCAGATAGCAGCAGAGAACGGAAAAGACTGGAGAGAACAGATAGAGGATATAGCCGAGGTCATTGCATATGGTAATGATTTGGGCATAGACCTTGGACATATTTTATACGGAATAGATTCGAGGAGGGAAAATGGATAAAAATTTTGTAAGAGAGATAGCTATAAATGGCATCAGGCAGGTAAGCAGTGAAGATGATACTAAGACTATAGAACTTAGTTTTTCAAGTGAAGAGCCATATCAAAGATGGTATGATCATACAGAAATATTGGATCATAAAGGGATACAGCTTGATAGGCTAAATGATATAGGTGTAGTGCTTTATAATCATAACAGGGATAAAGTTATAGGCAAGGTAAAGAAAGCGTGGGTGGAAGAGAATAGAGGCCTTGCAGTAATAGAACTCGATGATGATGAGTTCAGCACTGAAATATACAAGAAAGTTGAAAGCGGTACGCTTAAAGGTGTATCTGTAGGGTATTCTATAGACACATGGGAAGAAGTAAAAGCCGGAAAAGAGTCAACAGATGGATTTGCCGGGCCTTGTTATATTGCCAGAAAGTGGACACCTTATGAGATATCTATAGTATCTATTCCGGCAGATGGAACAGTTGGAGTTGGTAGATCTGAAGATGATACAGATAATGCAGATTTGAGCATATACGAGAATATAGTACAGTTTAATAAAAATAAGCTTGGGGTATAAAGTTGTCCCACTTTTGTCCGATTTTTTATGCTATATTTGTAGAGTGCTAGATGGGCGTATAGCACAAGATAGTTTATTGACATGATTATTCCTTTACAGAAAGCTTGAGGCTTATGTCTCGAGCTTTTTTGTTGGAAAAATTAGAGCTCTTAAGGTCAAATCCTTGGAGTTCTTTTGATTTAAATGTATTTGAAGAAAGGAGTCTTTTATGGGTGCAAAAGATGCATTGCGAAGACAGCAGGAGCTTTTAGAAAAAGCTAAGGTAGAAGGTAGAGGATTGAACCCTGAGGAACAAAGAGAGTTTGACAGTATGCAGGCTGTTATTGATTCTGTTTCTACAGAGGAAGGTGTGGATGACTTACAGATAGAAAGAGAAAGATGTAAGCAGATTGTGGAATTGTGTAAGGATATGGAGCTTGATCCAACGGACTTTATTGCAAAAGGCGCAAGCATAGAATCTGTAAAAGATGCAGCTATACAAAAGCTTAGAAGTGAGAAAAGACCTGTAACGGCACAGCCAAGTGGTGATGTGGATTTGAAGGTTAAGACTGATGAAAGAGATAAGTATACAAGAGCTGTAGCAGACGGAATGCTTTTGAAAAGCGGTCTATATGTTGATAAGCCTGCAGCAGGTGCAAATGATTTCAAGAGCATGTCTCTTAGAGATATGGCTATCCATGCTATGGCACAGGATGGCGAGAATTTAGATACTCTTATGAGAATGTCTCCAAGTGAGGTATATGATAAGCTCACAAGAGCAGGATTTTACAATCCGACATCTGCATTCCCGGCTATTATGGATACAGCTATCAATAAAGCTTATAAGGATGAGTATACACTTGCTCCTACCACATTTGAGAAATTTGTAAAGATTGGTTCTTTATCAGATTTTAAGGCGCATGATAACTATTGGGTAACAGGCCCGGCAGGCGAGTTCAAGGAAGTGCCGGAAAACGGAGAGATCGAGGCGGATGTACCTAAGGATATGGCAAAGCCTAAGCGTCAGCTTAAGACATTTGCAAGGCAGTTCTCTATGAGCAGACAGGCTTTCATCAATGATGATATCGGATTCCTTACTACAGTACCGGCAAGATATGCAAGAAGTGCAAAGTCTACAATCAACAAGATGGTGTATAACGCACTATATAACGATGTGGTCATTTATGACGGATTACCATTGTTTGATGCAAGTCATAAGAACTCTTTAGTTACAGGATCTGCTCCAAGTGCTGAGGTTATCAACAAGATGATATTAGCGTTGGCCACACAGAAGGATGAGTTTGATCAAAGTATTGTGGTAAATCCTAGAACCATAGTAGCACCTGTAGGTTATGCTATGGATTTGTATAAGATTTTCAACTCTCCAAGTATAAACACGGCAGGCAACACACAGGCAGCAAATCCTTTGTATCAGCTTAGAAACAATATACATATTGTAGAGGATGCAACCCTTAATGCATTGGCAGGAACAAGCGCTGTACCATGGTACCTGATGGCAGATGCGGCAGATGTAAATACTATTGAAGTGGATTTCCTTAATGGTCAGCAGGTCCCAACAATTAGAAGAATGGAAAATCCGGGAACACTTGGATTTGTGTGGGATATTTATTTTGATGTAGGTGTGACTGTTATGAATCATAGAGGTATTGTAAGAAATAAGGGTGTAGCTATAGCCGATCCGTTGGCTTAAAGAAAGGAGAGAGTATGGCAAATAAAGGTGCATATGTAAATACCGGAAATACTATCAAATATACAAACGATACAAATTCTAAGATTGAAGCCGGATCAGTAGTAAAGATAGGCGATATATTAGGGATTGCTGCATGTGATATTGACATAAAGTCACTTGGATCGGTGAGTATCAGTGGTGTATATGATATTACAAAGAAAACAGGAGAAGCTATAGAAGCAGGCAAGCTTGTATATTACTCAACTGATGGTATTACAGCAACCGCCGGCAGTAATCCAAGAATAGGATATACCGTTGCCAAGGCACTTGCAGGAGATAAAACGGCAAGAGTAAGGTTGGGATAGTATGAAGTATAGAGCAAAGAGACATATACTGTACCTGGGGCATATGTATGCTCCGGGTGAATTTGTATTGACATCAGACGTTGAATATTTGGAAAAACTTGTTGCAAATGATTCTGCAGAATGCGTTGATGATGAAGGAAATATAATCAGCCAGACAGTGGTAAATATTGAGGAACCTTCAGAAGAAGAACAATCTGAAGAACTTCCGTTTGATGAAGAAGATGCAACAGATGAGGTGGAAGATGATGTCGCCAACAAGCCTATTGGAAGAAGCAGTAGGGCAAAATAATGAATAAATTTATGGAAGCTCTTAATGATGATATATCTAAGGTTTTCTTAAACCTGAATGAGTTTGCTTCTACTCACAATATTGACGGTAAAGAATATAACATTATCATTGATGAATATGAGTTGAACGAACGAAACAAAGGCAGAGAAAAGGAGCTTATAGATGGAATCTATATAAGAGAGCTGCTTATATATGTGTCTAAGGATGAGTTTAAAAGGCTTCCAAGTATAGGTAGAATACTTTTTCTTGATAATGTGGAATACCTTGTTAAGGATGCACAAGAGGAAGAGGGAGTATTTGTTATTACACTGGAGAAGAATGTGCATTAATGGCTATTGAAGTAAAGGTTGATGAGAACGATTTAAAAAGGCTTGAGCGTACTCTTAAATATCTGGGAGAAGATGCTGATAAAGGTCTTGCTAAAGTTGTAAATAAGACAGCAAAGGAAGCAAAGAAACTACTTGCAAAGCAATCCAATTCTGAATATGCTACTACGGATCTAGGACTTAGAGGTTTTAATAACGCTATGAAGGTAAAAACAGCTACAGGAAAGAATCCTGTAGCTGAAATCATATCTAAGGATGGTAGCAGAGAGTTATATAAGTTTAAGGTATCACCAAAGACCGCAACAAGGAAGAATGGTAGAAGACCAAGGACATTTAAAGCAAAAGTCTTAAAAGCGAGCTCATTTAAAAAGATGCAGACTGCAGATATAAAGGCTTTTGTAACAACATTTAAGAGTGGTCACACAACATTGGTAGAGAGAACACCGGGTAAGAGGATGAGGAATAGAAGAGGTAACGGAATAACTAAGCATAATATGGCACTTAAGGCCTTGTATGCTGTACCTGTACCAAACATGCTTGCAGGTGAACATGGATATCTTAAGGCGAGTGCTATGATCGATGATGTGCTTCAAAGAAATATTGATATGGAAATAGAAAAACTTTTGGGAAGTGAAAGATGACGGTTTTTGATATTTATAAAGAGCTTGAGGATTTCCTGCATCCTATATTGGATGAAATGTACTTTGAAAGTCCAAGTAAGAAAAGAGTGAAGATAAATATATATGAGCAGAGCCTGCCACCAAAGCGTGATGATGAGGATGTAGAACCTTTTCCGTATCTAATCATTAAAGTACTTGGAGGCAAATTTCCAAAGGACTATAGAAGTGATACGGCCAAACTGAGAGTGATACTTCTGATAGGCATAATGAATACAGAAAAAGGATATACAGCATACAGGGATGTAATCGGTGTTATCGAAAGGATAAGACAGGAGTTCTTGAAAGTTGGACATTTAAAAACTTTTTCGCTTTGTGCTGATATTGACTTCTCGATGAATGAAGATGATGAGTATCCTTACAGCTTTGGAGGGATGGATTTAAGCTTTAGAAGCTTGGATGTGGTGAGAGAGGATGAATACACGTAATGGATGATAAGAAAGAAGATATTGTAAAAGAAGAGCCAAAAGTGGATGCTGCAGAAGAACCAAAAGAGGTTATAGAAGATAATACCGAAAGTGATGCAGCTTTAATAAATACTAAGCGTGAGAGGCTTTCAGATGTGGTCTATGTAGGTCCGAAAGTAAGCAGTGTTATACAGCAATTTGATACATTCAGTGGAAATGTTCCTGAAAGTATTGAGGAGTTTTCAAATAAATATAATACGATAAGGGCACTTTTTATACCGATTAGCGATTTTGCGAAGGCTTTTAGAGAGGTAAAAGAAAAAGGAAGTGCTCTTTATAATCTCTATATGAGAGCAAAGGAGGAGATAAATGACAACTTATAATCATGGTATAAGGGTAAAAGAGGGTGCGACACCTGTAAGTAAGCCGCTGCTTGGTACTGCAGGCCTTCAAGTTGTAGTAGGATGTGCACCGGTAAACCTTACAAAGGATCCATATTCTAAGACAAATAAGGTTATACTTTGTAACAGCTTTGATGAGTGTGTACAAAAGCTTGGATACAGTAATGAGATGGATAAGTATACTCTATGTCAGGCTATGTATGCTTCTTTCAAGCACTTTAAGATAAGCCCTGTGGTATTTATCAATGTACTGGATCCTAAGAAGCATAAGCAGACGGTAGCGGAAAGTACTGTCAATGTTGTAAATAAGCAGGCTATACATCCTGATACAGGCCTTTTGCTTGATAAGTTAGTGGTAAAGAATGCTGCAGCTACATTGGTTGCCAATACCGACTATATATTAAGCTTCAATGATGAAGGAAAGGCTGTAATATCACTATTGTCTACAGGCAGTGCATATAATGCCACACAGCTTAAGGTAAGCGGTGAGAAGATAGATCCAAGTCAGGTTACAGTTAATGATGTAGTTGGTGGATACAGTGATTCCACAGGAGAGAGTACAGGTATTGAGCTTATAAAGAGTGTATTCCCTAAGCTTGGAATTGTGCCGGGTACATTGCTTGCACCGGGATATTCATATAATCCGCTTGTTGCAACGGCTCTTGTTGCAAAATGTGAGGAGCTGAACGGAAAATTCAGAGCTATGGCTCTGATTGATATATCCTCAAGTACAGTAAAAAAGTACACAGATGTTCCAAAGGCTAAGTCTGATCTTGGTATCAAGTCACCTTTTGCAATTGGATTATGGCCAAGTTTGAAGGTGGAAAAGAAAGTGATTTCTTATTCAGCAATGTTTGGTGCTTTATGTGCTTATATTGATACTAAGAATGACAATATTCCTAGTAAGTATCCTTCAAATAAACCTCTGAATGTCGAGAGTGCTTGTCTTGCAGACGGCAGTGAGGTGCTTATTGATGAAGAGCAGGGTAATACTTTAAATGCAGTAGGTGTAGTAACAGTTATAAACCAAGTAGGATTACGTGCTTGGGGAAATAACACTATGGCCTATCCGGATGATATTGATCCTAAGAACAGATGGATTGCAATAAGAAGGTCTTTTAACTGGTATGCAAACGGATTTATAACAAGATTTATTGATGCGGTTGATGATCCTACGAGCTATAAGATAATTGAAGCCTTTCTTGATGCTGAGAATATGTTCGGTAACAGTATTGTAGCAAGAGGAGACTTTGCAGGAATAAAGATGGAATTCAGCATTGATGACAATCCGAGAGAATCTATACTGGCAGGAAGGATTAAATTTAAGGAGAAGATAGCTCCATTTATTCCGACGGAGTATATAGAAAATGAGGTTTCGTTTGATCCTAATATGATTGTGAATGCATTGGGAGGTAATAACTAATGAGTTTTCCAACAGTAATAAATAATTTTAATGTGTATGCAGGTTCAGATAGACTAATCGGTGTAACAGATGAAGTAAAACTGCCTGATATGAATGCTATAACTTCGTCTGTAAGTGGAGCAGGTATAGCAGGAACTATAGATATTCCGGTTGTAGGTGCGTATGAAAATATGGATATGGAAATACCATTCAGAGGACTTACTGCGGATATCTTCAAGATATTCAAAGTGGGGGAAACTGTAGATGTTACACTGAGAGGAGGATATCAGACTATTGACAATGAGAATGCCGGCATAGGCAAGAGCTCTATGAGAGTTATGGTCAGAGGCTTTGTAAAGAGCTTCTCTCCGGGAAGTGTTAAGATTAACGATCAGATGACATCCACTGTAACTATATCTATAGCGTATTACCTTGTAGATGTGGCAGGCAACAATGTCATTGAGCTTGATAAGCTTAACTCTAAGTGCGTGATCAATGGAGTTGACGTTCTTGAGGATATAAGAAGTTATATTTAATGTTTTGAGTCAGGTGTCTGTGGATACCTGACTTTTTTGTATAAGCATATGGGCGACATCACCGATATGGATTGAGACAGATGATAGGAGAAAAGATGAGTAAAGAAGTAGAAAAAGATATTGAAGTCGTAGAAAAGAATGATACCGCAGTAATTGTATTTGATGAGCCATACAAATGGGAAGGCCAGGAATATACAAGTGTAGATATCTCTAATATGAAAAATCTAAAGGGCATTGATCTTATAGAATCATTAGATAATGGTAACGGCCTATCTACAAGTGTAAATGGTGAATATAATATAAAAACTATTATGTCTTTAGTAAGCAAAGCTACAGGGATACCGGTTGAGTTCTTTGAATATTTGCCTATAAAAGAAGTTATAAAGATTAAGTATAAGGCTATACGTTTTTTATAAGAGTGGGCATAAGCCCTAATGACGGCAGGGTAGTAAGAAAGATAGCTATAAGATTGTCAATAAAGCTTAATACAAGCATGGAATATTTTATGAATATGCCTGTGAGGGAGCTTATAGAAATTGTTGAGGAGGTGAGTGAAATTGGCCAGTAAAAAAGAATATGAGATGAGGATAAAGATTGGCGGTAGAGTGGATGCCTCCTTGGGTAATGCTACCAGGCAAGCTATAAGTAATATTGAGGGCGGTCTGTCAAAGTTTGAAAACCGTATGAAGACTATAGGTAAGGTAGTAGCAAGTGTGACTGCTGGACTTGCCGGTGCTGCTACTGTAATGGGATCTAATTTTGAAGCACAGATGAAGACTGTGCAGGCTATAAGCGGATCCAGTGAAGCACAGCTTGATATTCTTAGTGAAAAGGCTAAGGAGATGGGTATTAAGACGGTATTCAGTGCTACAGAAGCAGGTAAAGCACTTGAATACATGGCAATGGCAGGTTGGAAGACTGCAGACATGACTCAGGGCATATCAGGTATCATGAATTTGGCTGCAGCATCAGGTGAGGACCTTGCAATGGTTTCAGATATAGTTACTGATGCGCTTACTGCTTTTGGACTTAAGGCAAGTGATTCAGCGCATTTTTCTGATGTACTTGCAGCAGCATCTTCTAACTCCAATACAAATGTGGCTATGCTTGGCGAATCTTTCAAGTATGTTGCTCCTGTGGCCGGTGCTCTTGGGTATAAGGTTGAAGATGTAGCTGCGGGATTAGGTCTCATGGCTAATCAAGGCATAAAAGCCGGTATGTCAGGTAGAGCCATGAAAAATATATTGTCAAATATGACTAAGCCGACAAAAGAAATGGCTGCGGCTATGCAGACACTTGGAGTCAGCTTGACTGATGATAGCGGAAATATGCTTTCTTTCATGGACATCATGAAAAACTTAAGAAAAGGATTTGCCGGCGGAAATCTAAGCGCAAAAGAGTTTGGAGAAAACTTACAGACGATCAGCGACGGACTTGAAGATGGAGAAATTTCAGAAGGAGAGTACATTGAAAAAATGGAAACTCTTATGACAAGCATGTATGGAACGGGTGCGGCGGAAAAGGCCAGACTTGCTAATATGCTTGCAGGTAAACAGGGTATGACAGGTCTTCTTGCAATAGTGAACTCTTCAGAGGAAGATTTTAATAAACTTACATCCGCCATACAGAATGCTGACGGTGCAGCGGAGAACATGGCAAATACAAGACTTAACAACTTGCAGGGTGATGTAAAACTTGCTCAAAGCGCATTGGAAGGATTAGCCATACAAGTGTATGAAGATTCTAAAGGACCTATGCGTGAAGGTGTGCAGATGTTTACCAAGTCTATTCAAGATTTGAATGCATATATAATAAAGAGCGGAGTGGCCAAGAATATAGGGAGAGCATTATCGAAAGGCCTTAAGCAGATGGAAGGTGCAGGGAAGGGCATTATTGAGTTCGGTAAATTCGCAATGAAACACTCAAGTGCAATCCTTGGACTTATATCAGGAATGGCAGCAGGTTATGCCACATTGAAAGCTGTTGTGATCGGGAACAAGATAGCAAGTGGAATATCAGCCATAACGATGGCACTTTCAAATCCTGTCACGGGAGCTATTGTGGTGGGTGCATTAGCCGTATCTGCAATAGTAGGAGTAACTACAGCTCTTAAAGCTATGAGAGTAGAAGCAGGCAACAGAAGCCTTAGTAAGCATTTTGGCGACTTATCTTTATCAATGAAAGAAGTTGATATTGTGGCGGACAGGCTTGTAAGCAGTAAGTCGCTTGAGGGTGTAAGGACTGCGATGAAATCATTTGATGAAGCAACTAAATCAATGGATGGCTTCACAAACAGTCTAAGTGCGGTCAGAAAACTCAACTGGCAAGTAGGCATGGGTATCAAGCTTAGTGAAGATGACAATACCGCATATAAAGATGGTATTGAGAATATGATCTCGTCGTTAAAACAATCTGTAACAAGTGAACAGTATGGTATGGATATGAATCTTGCCTCTATACTTGGAGATAATCCGAACATGGAAGGAATAAGAAGTTCATTTAACAATTACTATACTTCAGTATACTCTGAGCTTGACAGACTGGGCGAAGAGATGAAAAATGCAGTCAATGACGCATTCAATGACGGAATACTTGATATAGATGAGGCTAAGCATCTTGAAGAGCTTGAAAAGCAAATGGCCGATATGAAGGCCAAGTTGGCAAATGACAATCTACAGTCTTCTTTTGATGTTATCAATGCTTCAGGCCTTGGTAATCTTACACCGGAAAGCTTTAAGGATATCATATCTAAGACAACTGAGAAAGCGAATGAAGCAATGGCTACTTTCTCGGAGAGTCAGGAAAAAGCACTTGCAAGCTTGCATGCACAGTACAAGGATGGCTTTTTGTCAGAAGGTGAGTTTAACAGGCAATATGACATTATTATCAACAGCATACTTGATAATCAAGGCAAAACTATAGGAATGGCTGTAAGCTCGCTTACTAAGAATATTAAGGATTCATATTCTACAGAAATGCAGGACTTGATGCCGGAGCTGAATGATGTAGTCAACAATGCGATAAACAACGAAGGAAACCTTTATGCACTTAAAGAGCAAGGTGCGATAGCATTCACAGGTATTAAAGATAGTTTGCTGGACGGAATGAAAGTTGATTCGGCTACTAAAGAAGCTATGTCACAGCTGTATAAAGAGTTACAGCCTGACATGGAAAAGATGAATGCGATTGCAGAGAGCTACAAGAAGGCAGGATTACAAATACCTGACGAGCTGGCAAATGCGTTACATGAATCTGCTACTATAGGAGCATTGGCAGGAGATGAGGCGAGCCTTTGGTATCTATACGGTGAAAAGATTGCTAATGATCCGAATTATGCGGAGATACTCAGTACAATGCAACAGCAGGGAGTAGAGATACCGCAGGCATTGCTGAATGGATTGCAGGCAAGCGGAGTACTGGATCAGGCAGGTAATATAGTGTATGGAAAGATAAATAATTCTGTACAGTCTGCAATGGCCACACCGATAAAAGCCGTGGCCAAGTTTGATCTTGAAGCCGTGTATAATGTGAGTCCCAATGTGCTAAGCAATAAAGCCAGAGCGGAGGCGCAGGCAGCAGCAGTAGGTAAGCAAATGGCAAGCTTAAAAACAAATAGGATAACAGGGTTGCCGGCATATGCAAGCGGTGGGATTATTGAAAAGCCTACCTTGGCCACTTTCGCAGAGGACGGACCGGAGGCGGCTATACCGCTTGACGGTTCACCACGTGCTATATCTTTATGGCAAAGAGCCGGAGAGATACTTGGTACCCTTGGTGGCAAGTCAAAGGCAAGCGGAAGCTTGGAAAAGCTTGAGGGTGCAGATACGTCCGGAAGTAATGTTGTAGTGAACTTCTCTCCTATACAAAACTTTTCTGCCGGCACTACGGCTGAAGAGGTTCAAAGAGTTAATGAACTCAGTTTTGAAGAGTTTAAAAAGCTATTTGACAGATATGTAAAAGATGGTAGGAGGCTGAGATTCACGTAAATGAGAGATAGAATATATGTAGCAGAGTCGGGAGATACTTGGGACAGTATCTCCTTTAAAATTTATGAGGATGAGTTTAATGTTGAGCTTTTAATGAATGCGAATAAGGACTTGATGCATATCTTTGTTTTCGGTGGCGGCGAAAGAGTAAAGATACCTGAGCTACCTGAAGATGTGAGCAGCTCTTTACCTGATTGGAGAAAGTAATGGCAAGGTATACGGATTTAAGCCTGGTATATGAGGGCAAAGAAGCAAGTAATATAGGTACTGTAGAGAGCTTTACTTATGTTGATGAAGCTGAAAATAATGCGGACAATATCAGCATTACCATTGACAATGTGGATAAAAGGTGGGCGAACGGATGGACTCCTAAGCTGAATGATAAGATAGCGGCCAAAATAGCCTGGACTGATGAGAATAACAAAAAGAATAAGATTGACTGTGGATCCTTTGCAGTGGATGACTTTTCTATATCATCAAGTCCTTTAACCTGTAGGATAAATGCTACTATAAAGCCTGTAAAAAATGAGTTTAGTGTGACTCCGAAATCAAAGCTTTGGAAAGATGTATCGGTAAAGCAGATAGCAAGTGAGATAACAAGTGCATCAAACCTTAGCCTGGTATATGACAGTGATGTGGAAGATAAGATAAAAGAACTTGAGCAGTCCAATCAAACGGACTCATCTTTTCTGAAGTCTCTTTGTGACAAGTATGGCTTGAGTTTGAAAGTATATGATAATAAAGCTGTAATCTATGATGTTGCAAGATATGAGGACAAAGACAGTGTAGCCGGCATAAAGCCTGATCAGTGCACACAGTGGAATTATAATAACAGTATTTTGGGAACTTACACAGGTGCTGTATTTTCATATACCAATTCTAAAGACAATAAGACTATATCTGTGACGGTAGGCAAGAGTGACAGGCTTTTATATATCAATGAATCTGCAGATGATGAAGCTGACGCAATGAAAAAAGCAATTGCAAAAGTGAATAAATCAAATAGAGATCTTATTACTATGAGTATTGAATTGGTAGAGCCTATGCTTATAACAGCTACAAATTGCGTAGACCTATTCGGATTTGGTGGTGAGATAGATGGTAAGTACTTTATAACAAGTATAAATCATAACATAGCAGGTAGCGGATACAGTCAAAGCCTTAGTCTTAGAAAAGTGATATCAAGGATAGAAGCAGGCGGTAAAGAAGATGGCCAAAAAGAAAATGCATCTAAAGAAAACAGCGGTGCAGCGGACGGCATGGAATATATAGTGAAAAAAGGTGATAATCTTTGGAACCTTGCAAAGAAGTACTTGGGTAAGGGAGTGAAGATGAAAGAAATATATGAAGCCAACAAGGATGTGATCGAGAAGGAAGCAAAGAGACATGGAAAGAAAGATTCAGATAACGGTCACTGGATTTGGGAAGGAACGAAGCTGAATATACCGGGTGGAAAGAAGGAGTAATAATGGATGAACTGATAAGAATTAAAGTGAACGATAAACAGGAGCAAGTTGTTGATGGAAGGGAATTGCATAAAGTACTTGAAGTATCTACAGCATATAAAGATTTATTCCCCAGAATGTGTGAGTATGGATTTACAGAGGGCGAGGACTTTTGCTCAATTTTGAGCGAAAGTACAGGTGGCAGACCGGCAATTAATCACCTTTTAAGTATTGATATGGCAAATGAGCACAGAAAGGATGATTATTCCTATATGACTTGCTGAAAGAAAATAGTATATTGCAAATGATTGAAAAAGAATTGGAATAAAAAATAAAAGTATATAAAATGCTTGACTTTTGAGCACACATTTAGTATGTTAAATGTGTGCTTTAAAGTGAGGTGATGAAATGAGTCCACGCACAGGCAGACCTAAGGTAGATAATCCTATAAATATAAGAACAAGTGTAAGGCTTGATAAAAAAACTGATGATGAACTAAATGAGTATTGTATTAAAAACAATCTCTCAAAAGGGGAAGCAATCAGAAAAGGAGTTTATTTACTCTTAAGGAAAATAAAATAAAATAAAAACACCCTTAAACTGCTCAACTTGGCGGAAGATAGTTTAAAGGTGTGGCGAAAGATTTCTCTTTCTGTAAATATTGTAATACAGATAGGGGTTTCTTTCAAGTACGAAAAATTTGGAAGGAGCTTTTTTATTATGTTTAAATATGAGCAAAACGAAACAATGAGATTATTAGGATATCAAATGTGGGTAGATGAAGAGGCAAGAGAGCAGATAAATGATGTGTTGTCTGCACACGAGAAAGATTTTGATTTAATAAGCTTCGCAGTAGACATGTTCAATCTTGGAACAATAAACGGAATTAGAAGAGAAAGGAGCAGAAAGTAATGAATGAAATTCAAATTTTTAGCAGTGAGGAGTTTGGTGAGGTTAGAACTGTAGATATAGGTGGTGAGCCTTGGTTTGTAGGAAAAGATGTGGCGGAGGTGCTGGGATACAGCAATGCAAATGAAGCTGTACAGGATCATGTAGATGAAGAAGATAAACTCAATAGTAAAACGCTATTGAGTTTCGAACTTGACTTAGGTCAGAGAGGCGGATGGCTTATCAATGAAAGTGGTTTATACAGCTTAATCTTATCAAGCAAGTTACCAAATGCTAAAACTTTCAAAAAATGGGTTACATCCGAAGTTCTCCCATCAATCCGTAAGCACGGACTGTATGCGACAGATGAGCTATTGGATAATCCGGATTTGATTATCCAAATGGCGACAAAGCTTAAAGAGGAAAGAAAAGTAAGAAAAGTACTGGAACTTGAAAATAAAGTACAATCTCAACAAATAGCGGAGCTACAACCGAAGGCAAGTTATTATGATTTGATATTACAGTGTAAAGACCTTCTTACAGTAACAGAAATATCAAAAGATTATGGTATGAGTGCAAAGGGACTAAATACAAAGTTACATGAACTGGGAGTTCAATATAAGCAAAGCAGTATATGGTTTTTGTATTCAAAGTATCAGGATAAGGGTTATACACAGACAAAAACTCAAAGCTATACTAAGTCTGATGGCACTATAGGAAGCAGTGTACATACATATTGGACACAGAAAGGACGATTATTCCTGTATGATTTACTGAAGGAAAATGGAATATTACCAATGATTGAAAAGGAAGATTCATGAATGATGTAATCAGGATAGGCAAGGTATCAAGCGTTGATTATGAAAAAGGAATGATATCTGTTTACTATGAAGATAGGACCGCCATGGTAACAAGCACCATGCCGGTTCTTAGCAATGGTAGATATAAGATGCCTAAAGTAGGTGAGTCAATACTTGTAGCACATCTTAGTAACGGCACTAATGCAGCGGTGGTACTGGGTACGGTTTTTAATGATGCAAATGCTCCTAAGATGTCAGGTCAGAATGTGTACTATGAGGAGATGTCGGATAGTACGATGATAAGCTCTGATGGCATAGATATAACATTGAAAGCCGCTGCAGGAAGTATAAATGTATCAACTCTTTTAAATCTTATAAAGCGTGTAGAAGCTTTAGAAAGAAGGTGATCATGAGAAAGCTTGGAAGTTGGGGAAAAGACCTGGTATTTTCGGTATCAAGTGACAAAGTGCTTACTTTTAAAAAGCTTAATAGAGAAGTCTCATCAAGGTGGGCAAGTCATACTCCGACGTTTGGAAAGCCTAAAAGAGAATTCTTAGGAGCGGATCTTGAGACAATTACACTTGATATCACTTTGAATGCTTTTTTAGGAGTAAATATCACTAAGACTATTAAGAAACTTGAAAGTGCATTAAAGATCGGCAGAGCAAATTATATAGTGATTGGTGGTAAAAGGATTGCAAATTATAAATTCAATCTGACAAAGATAAGTGAAGCTTACAATGTAGTATATAGAGATGGATTTATATCTGAAGCTGATATCACATTAACATTTACGGAGTATCATTGATGAATATTAAAGTGGATTTTACGACAGATAGCAGTATCGATACTGAGATTTTAACATCGATACAGACTTTATGTAGTACTTATGAAGGCACAATCCCTTTAGATAGGCGGGTTGGTCTTGATTCAAGCGTAATATCTGAAAGTATTGATATTTCAAAAGAGATAATTACTGCAGATATTTTCGACAAGATTGAAAAGTACATACCGGAAGTAGAAGTGATAGAAGTTTCTTTCAAAGAAGGTGAAGACATATCAATGCTTAATGTATTGATAAAGCTGGGAAGGAGGGAAGATGTTTGAGAGAGTACCGGATGTAAGTTTTATTGATGATCTGAGACTTGAAAGCTTGATGGAAGAGCTTGTAAAAGAATATGAAAATGAATACAAGCGGATAACCGGCAACAATGAATACACACTACCTAAAGTGTCACCATATAGATTTATATTAAATGCTATATGCTTGCAGTTGTTTCAGGGATTTATGTGGCTTGACAATATGGGTAAAATGAATCTTCTAAAATACTCAAATGGGACTTATCTCGATAATATGGCCGTTGCGTTCGGTATAGAAAGAAAGATGGGTGAGCCAAGCAAATGTAAGGTCAGATTCAAGTTATCAAGCGTGCAGACATCAAATATACCTATACCAAAGAATACGAGGGTAACAGATGGCAGTATATACTTTAGAACAACTAAATTTGCTGAGATAGCAGCAGGAAAAGAGTATATAGATGTAGATTGCGAATGTGTAGAGGTAGGCAGTAAATACAATGATATTGTAGCAGGCAGAATCAAGATACTTGTAGACAGTATTCCGTATATAGAAAGTGTATCAAATACAAATACTACAGAGTATGGAGCTGATATAGAAGATGATGAAACACTGAGAGAAAGAATATTTCTTGCAAGCTCTACATATTCGGTAGCAGGCCCAATCGGTGCATATGAGTATCATACAAAAGCATATTCAAGCCTTATATCTGATGTAAGAGTAACAAATCCGTCTCCTAGAGTAGTAGATATAAGAGTTGTCCTAAAAGGTGGAGAAAAGCCGGATGCAGAATTTTGTAGAGGACTTAAAGAGTATCTGTCAAGTGACGATAGAAAACCGCTTACTGATGTTGTAGAGGTAAATGCACCACTGGATAGTAACTATAATATCAACCTAAAGTACTTTATAAATGACAGTGACAAGGCCAATGTCACTAATATACAAGCAGCAGTTACTAAAGCTATAGAAGACTTTAAGAGATATCAAAGTGAGAGAATTGGTAGAGATGTGAATCCTTCCATGCTTGTAAGCATGATAGTAAATGCAGGAGCAAAGAGAGTAGAGATAGTTGAGCCGGCATTTATAAGTGTAGATGATGCACATATAGCAATATTGAAGTCATCAAATATCACGTATGGAGGCCTTGAAAGTGATTGATATTTTTAACTCTCATATCGTGGATATTTTTCCACATAAATTTAAGAACGATCCGGAAGTACTTGCACTAAGCTATGCAATAAATGTTGTGCTCAACAAATACTTTCAAGCATTAAGTAAAAGTATGGTTATATCCGGCATTGATAATTTGAGTGAAGAGGTGCTTGATTTGAGAGCAATTGAGCTTGATATTCCTTATTATACTTCAGATATGGATATTGAGACTAAAAGAAAGTTGGTAAAGTCGGCAATAGCTTTATATAAAAAAGCCGGCACTAAGGCGAGTATAAGAGCTGTAGTGCAGACCGTGCTTGGCAACGGTGAAGTGATTGAATGGGATAAGTTTAATGGAGTACCGGGCAGCTTTAAAATAGTTACAAGCGGATCAAGCGATACTGAAGCACTGCAGGAGCTTTCTAAGATTATAAAAAAGATTAAAAATGCCGGTGCAACATTGATAGCAGTAGAGAGAATAACAGATATAAAATCTACAGTCTATATCGGAGGCCTTGTACAAAGTGTAACTATACAGTCAGTGAGGTAAAAGATGGCGAGATTTAATACGCCTGTAATTACAAATGCAGGTATAAATATTATAAATAGAGCTATAAATGGCGAAAACTTGGAGTTTTCAAGCATAAAGATAGGCGATGGTACATATACAGGAAGTGAAGACTTGAAAACATTTACAGATCTTATTGGATATAAAAATACTTTTAATATATCTGCAGCATCGGTAGAAGGAAATATCTTAAAGATAAATGCTACAGTAAGTAATGAGAATGTAAATGTAGGATATCAAATAAAGGAAGTCGGGATATATGGCAAGGTGGGCAATCAGGAAACCCTGATCGCAATTGCAACTGCTATAAATCCTGACTTTTTAGCTGATAGGACAAGTGCTCCTGTAACTATCATAATGGAGTTTTATCTTACGATAGATAGAGCAAGTGAGATAAACTTTACATATAGCATACCAAGTGGAGTATATGTAGATGTTAGAACCTTTGATACAGGCTTAAAGAATATTGAGAACAGGATAAATCAAAAGCTTAATAAGGTGACAGTTGTAGAAGTTCCGGTAGGCGGCTGGGAAGGTGCTACGATATTTAAACAGCGAATAAATATTCCGGGAATTAAATCAAGTGATATTCCTATAGTAGGTCATAGTATAAGTGATAGCATATCAGATTCGGCAACTATAAAAGGCCTATGGAAAGCGTACAGCTGTCTTGATAAAGTTGTTGTATATGACGGCTATATAGAGCTCATATGCTATAGAAAGAAGCCACAAAGAAGCTTTTATCTTGCCGTGAAGGAGGTGTAATATGGCTGATGCAATTTTGATGGCAGGAGGCACTGGGGGCGTAAGTTCTGATGATGTGACTGCCGGCAAAACTCATGTTCTACAGGGGTATAAGACTGTCACTTCGGATAGTAATGATGAAGTGGTCGAGGGTACTATACCCAAACGTGGCACATGGTCCACAGCTTCAGAAGTGGTAAATGCCACAGGTGAAAGCACAGTCCATGTAAGGTTTGAAGAAGGATACTACAATAAAGATGGGCAGTATAAGCCTACAGCAAAGATACCCTATGTAGTTCTATCAAATGTATTGGGAATTGATGCAAATAAAATGCTTGATACACTGCAGGTTTCAGGTGTTAGAGGAACGATACCTATACGAGGATATCATGGTCCCGATAGTGCCGAGATGTGGCTATATCCTACTGAAGGTGGATATGTAGTAAGATTTGAGGAGGGATATTATCATAAAAGTGGAGATGGACTGTGGAAACCCTATGTTATTGCACCAACAGCCTTGGTAAAAGGCGCAACAAATTATCATCCAGAAAAGACTCTTAGCGATACAGTTACTTGTAACGAGCGTGGGCAGATTAAAATGGTAGATACTAAGCTGAATAACTATACTAACAATCAGGCACGAAACATTGGTATAGACAGTGGTAGAGGGAAGCTATGGATGGAGATGGGGTATGGTAATGCATATTATTTTAGGGATGATAATGTGCCCCACGTTGAAACTGATGCATCGAAGTTCGGAACAGCAGGAGCTGATAGTGTACTTCAATGGCAGACTGCATCTTCACAACATGGCATTAACTTTCAGGGAACAATCCCAAGGTGGATTTGTAACACTGGAGACGTAATATCAGCTTTCAATAATCCTGCCTATGGGCAAGGCTTTGCCTGGGATGATACATATGCAAATAGAGGTAGAGGAATTGTTGTAAGTATTCCAAACGGACAATTCATTCAAGGTGCAAATTGGGTGTTCTTACCTGCACCTTTTGTAAAGTCTGAAAACATACGTGAGGGTGTCAACATGTTTGGGATACCTGGAGGCATGAGAGATTATGGAGCAGGGCGAGTGGCTTTTAGGAATGCCACCTTTGACAATGTTTTAGTGTCAGGGGTGGCGAACATAGGATTGGGAAATAATTTAAACTCATATAGTGTTCCATCAACAGAGGTAAGAGATGGCATCATTAGATTTAATAATGGTGATACATCAAGAGGGGGTGGAATACATGAGTATTACGCAGATAGAAGACAAACGGAGAGCATAACACTTGCACATTCTGTTAATTTATCCCCTTTTAGGACTATTCGTTTAGGACTCAAGTTCCCGTATGGAGGACAATGGGGAACCAAGGAGGGGAACGGACATCTTGTCGGTATTCTTTGGGCTTTACCTACAAGCATAACACCTAATTATAATATTTCAAGGAATTCTAAAATACACCCAAATATCATAAAAAGAGTAGGTTATAATAGAAATATTATTCCAAGATATTGGGGAGGTGCTTATCCTAGTATATCTGCAGGCACGGAATATTTTGTTGATATAGATGTATCGGATTTACAAGGACATCATAGGATTGTTTTAGGAATAGGAGCAGAAAGTCCTGTGAGAAATGAAGCCACAATTCAGACTGATGTTTTTGTTACTAATTCTGTTTTAGGAATTAGCCATATAGAGTTTATTAATTAAAGGAGATTTTAAATGAGCAAATTAATATTGAAGGATAAGACAGAGATAGAGCTTAGTACATATTATGGTGATACATTTGTCACAGTGATAGATAACTTTGCAAAGCTTGACGAACTCAAGGACAGGCTTACTGATGCAAATACAGTGATTATGACAGTGCAAAGTGGCGGCGGAGAGGAGACTATAACAGGACTTAAACTGCAGGGTATAACTATAAATTTTGTAAAGGATGAGACAGGAGCAATTGCCCAAATGCAGGCATTGTTGATGTTTAGAGCTATGGATAAGGTAGAGCGAGTAGAGTCAACCTTAACAGGTAGAATAGATGCTCTATCAAACATGATGCTTGAGTTAATGAGTTCAGAAGAGGAGGAAGAAGGCAATGATGAGTAAGAAGAAAATAAAAGTATATGTTAGATTTTATGCATCACGAATCAAGTATGGATTGATGACAATAGATGAAGTGCCGGCTAAATATAAAGAAGCAGTTGAGGAGTTCATGAAAACTGATGAATACCTGATGATGTAGAGGAGCATGAGCTCTTTTTTTATTGCAGAAAGGAGTAGTTATATGTCTTTAGATCAGGCAATAGAGCATGCACTGGATGTTGCGAGTGAAACAGATTGTGCTAACTGCAGAACTGAATACTTGAAGTTAGCTGCATGGTTACAAGAACTACAAGAATATAGAAAGAGGGATGGAAAGCATGATTAAAATTGGGCAGGCGAGTCGTGACGAAAGAGGTAAATATAGCGGAGGTATAGCAGGCGATCAGGATAAAAAGGAAGTAGCGATTAGAGAGTGGTATAATCGTCCGTGGAATAAAGTTCTCAGACCGAAAAATCCTGTGATTGCAGGAAGGATAGCAGCTGCTATGGAGGATGCCTGCAGAAACGACAATATCGGATATGATCAGTATGAGCGAACCACTTTATATGACATTTGCAAAGCAAATGGATGGAATATAAAAGCAGTAAATCGACCCTGTGAAACTGATTGCTCTGCACTGGTTTCAGTTTGTGTAAATGTGGCAGGCGTGAGGGTGTCCGGAGGTATCTACACGGGAAATGAAGCTGCTGCATTGTTAAAGACAGGTGAGTTTGAATTGCTTGAAGCACCGAAGTATCTTATTACCGATGAGTATTTACGAAGGGGTGACATTCTTTTGTATGAATTTCACCATACTGCCATTGTGCTTGAGAATGGATTAAGAGCAGAGAGCGAAGTGCAAAAAAAGCCTTCATTTAAGCTTGGATGGAATAAAAATCATAACGGACAATGGTGGTACGCAGATAGTCCGAACAGTTATATTGCAGGCCGTTGGTCGCTGATAAATGGTCGCTGGTATGTATTTGATATGAAAGGCTATATGATAGTCGGATGGTTTAAACAGGGACCTGAGTGGTACTATCTGAATGTAGACGGAGCAATGCTAAGTGGTCAATGGATAGCAGTTGATGGTAAGAGTTACTATCTGCAGGAGTCAGGACTTATGGCAAGAAACTCATACATTAAGAGTAAAGATAAAAATATGTATTACTGGGTAGATTCGAATGGGGAATACAAAAAGGAATTTGATACGACTAATCCGGATCTATTTAAATATCAATTAGTAAAGTAAAGGAGAAGCTTATATGAGAGCAAGCATTTTATATTCAACAGTCGGGGTAGTAGGAGGATTTATAGCAATGGTCTTCGGAGGGTGGAGTGATGCACTTGCTACACTTATGATTTTCATGGGGGTAGATTATGTAACAGGGCTCATAGTAGCAGGCATTTTTAAAAAAAGTAAAAAGTCTGAAAGTGGAGCTCTTGAATCTAGAGCAGGCTTTAAGGGGCTATGCCGTAAGGGAGTAGCACTCCTTATTGTATTAGTTGCCGTTAGACTTGATATAATAATGCATACTACGTATATTAGAGATGCGGTTGTAATAGCATTTATAGCAAATGAATCAATAAGCATAATTGAAAATGCCGGGCTGATGGGAGTGCCAATTCCTGGAGTAATTGCAAAGGCTATTGATGTTTTAAAGGAAAAGGATGGAACTCCTGAGTCCAGATAATTTATCACTAAATTAAGCACATTAAAAAATGCAACCTTTTTTGCAACTTTCAGATAGAAGAATGGCTTATATAGGTAGGTTAAACGGTGTTTTTGTACTGACTTTTAATCAAGTTGTCCCGGGTTCGAGTCCCGGGTGTCTCACTAGTGTGAAAAGGCTCAAAGTTTTGATTTACAAGGCTTTGAGTCTTTTTTAATTTGTGAACTACACTCAGGTTAAGGAAGCTTTTGCGCATTTTTTGGAAACAACTGCTAGGAATGATAACAAAAAACTCCGGCATATACAGCAGGTTTTCCCTACGGCTTATAATGAGTTTATAAGGATGATTAGATAATCTAAGGAGAATACATGATACCTGATTTTATATTAGAATGAGACAGCGTTGATATTGATCCCGAAGTTGAAAAATTAGGGCAACTTGTTCTAGAATACAGAGAAAAGATAGGAGATGAACTTATTACAGAGGCATCTACGTGGTCGTTAAAGGAGTGGATAGAAATCCTTGAAGAGTGTTTGTCTAGTGGAAAAACGTATTGGGAAGTCACGGGGGAAACGTATAGAGGACACGATAAGTCAGTAGATTATTGAAAATAAAAAAAGCACTTTATGAAGTATAAAAGGGATTTGAACCGTTTATTGATTCAAATCCCTTCTATATTTAAGTATTACGATTATTCTTACCCCAAGGCAGTCTTGTTGTGCCGGCATCTATTATCTTATCAAAGAAATTATTTACATATTCCTTGCGTTTACTTAAATCGGTGTTCTCCAATACCTTATCTACAAAATTGTTGAATTTATCTGCATCCTTGTTTATATCATCAACATACTCAAAGTTTGTTCTTATACAGTTCCAGTTGAGTATATCATGCTGTAAGAAAGCAATATTATCGGCTTTTACCACTTTAATATTCTTTGTATTGTTAAAAATCATACCCACCACACAAAATTCGGGAACTATCTTGATTATTTTATTCTTTATAGCATTCATTATATCGGTATTGATCACTTCATCACAAAGGTCGGGGCCGTCATTATTATAGATTGCAGTAATTCTGTCCCTGAAAATTTCATCACACATTGCACAGGAGTAGATTGCAAGATTACCGCCCTTACTATGTCCTCCTACTATAAAATCTGTATTCGGATGACGAGAAATAACCTGCTTTAGAAAATCCAGTGCAAATTTCTGAGCCGGAATAACTGAAAAACTCATCATAAAGTCCTCTTTCCAGGCTACAATACTGTCATCGGTTCCTCTGAATGCAATATACATCTGACTGTCGTCATACATAAATCCTGTTGATGAAAATTGGTATTTTTTCTCGTGATAGAGATCTATATAATCAAGTATCATAACATTACCGAATCTCTCGGAAGTTGCGAGAGCGTTCAAAAAATCTACATTTATTTCACTCATATAACCGTAGTGGTAGTCATGATTAATTAAGTATCTGCAGGCATCTGAAAGAGAAATGCCTATTGAATTTATTTCATTCTGCAAGTCTTTTAAGTCAAGATAGGAGAATAATGAAAAAATCGCATTATCAAGTTCATTAAAAGGAGAAACATCAAAAGATAAATCTCCACGCCATTTTATATAGTCAATGATATTTGCCATTATAACCTCCTTTTGTAAATACATTATGCATAGCTGAATACTGTTACTTAAATATACAATAATATAAAATCAATTGATTGTAAACATAGATAAAGTGAAATATGTATTAAAAATAACTGATAATGAAACTATGAAGCATAGAAGGTGTACAATATAAAAAGACCATATACCATGTGTTTACTGATATATAGTCTTTTAAGTATATTATTTGAAATAATGTTTTATTGTTAGGTATAGCATCAAGTTCTAAGGATGACATATTTGACAAGGTGTATATCCTTTGGAAATAGCCTCATCTCTTGTTCCGCTAAAAGGTATTTTATTATGCTCTCTCATCTTCTGTACTGCAGTACAGTTTGAATAATGGAATACGTGGCTGTTTTTATTTAGTATATAATCAGTTGCTCTGTTATTTATAGCAGTTCCTGTGTTTGAACTGTTGTTAGATACCGATGTTGACGCATTCTGAGTATTTGATTTTGAGCTGCCTGTAGACTGAGAAGCGGGGATGTACGCGCCGTCTGCACCTATCTGATATCCGTCTACGACAGTATTTGTAAGCATTGCACCGGTAGATCCGAGATAATAATTTCCAAGCCATTGATTTGACAGCATATATCCGTTCTCATTAAAGTAATACCATGATCCGTCTATCTGCTCCCAAACAGATACAGGAAAGCTCTTATCATCTCTTTCGTACCACCAGCCTGTATTATCCTGTTTCCATGTCCCTGCAAATACAGGTATTGTAAGTGCTGTACTGATAGCAAGAGCGGATAATGCTAAATAAAATCTTTTTTTCATACTAACTCCTTAAAATATAAAGATAAATTTAATTATTAATTAATATTATATAATGTTTGCAAAAACTGTCAACTTATATTATGTGTATTGAATATGAATTTCAGTAAAAAATTTGTTGGCAAATATTAAAAAGTTTTATATAATGGATACTGTATCAATAGTTTACGGGATGTGGTGCAGTTTGGTAGCACACTTGACTGGGGGTCAAGAGGTCGCAAGTTCAAGTCTTGTCATTCCGATATTAAGATGGCTTAAACATGCATGACACTTGTTTAAGCCATTTACAGTATTAAGGGCGTTTGAAGCAGCTTTATGAAGTATAACCAAAGTCCATTGAGTGCATACCCTCACATAAACCTTAAATGAAAATTAATTTGTATAAATTGTAATATATGATAAAATGAACCTAAAGTAGCTATAAAAAGCAAGCATAGTAGAGAGGAGAAAAGATATGAGTAGAAAGAATGATTTTTATTTATATTTCTGGGGAGGACTTATCATGCTGGTAGTAGGTTTGTTCTTCTTATCACAAAAGGTAACTGTGACAAATTCCTTCTGGGGCGGCGGCATTAGACTGATGGGTATGCACATCAGTTCAGGTTTGGTGATAGTACCGTTTATCTTTTCTTTAGTCTGGATGTTTATAAGACCGAATAAAGGTTCAAAGATTGCTATGGTGCTAAGTGTACTTTTGATTATAGCAAGTCTCATTCAGTCGACCAGATTTTATATTCAGTATCTGACACTTTTTGATTGGGTAGTTATGTTGGTACTTATTTTCGGAGGTGCGGCGTTTATAGCAAAGAGTATGCTTATTAAATTTTAA